ATCACCGTAGAGCCACTTTCCATCTTTAAAAGTTTTCATAAATCAAGTCATTCATATTTCTTAAAATCATTTGTTCGGTTAATCAAAATTGTTTGATGTACCGGAGCGCCCATGGTCCAGTATTTGTAACCGTTATGATAGAAATATATGAATGCTTTCTTATAGAAATACTCTTTAACTCCATTGTTTCTGATAAACATAACTGCATCGTTGAACTCATCAATATTATGACAGTTCTTTTTTAAGCAATATTCGTGTGGAGCTTTTTCAGAATAGGTTTTAGCAAATATCCAATTCTGGCTATGAATAAATTCTATGAAATTGTTTAAATCCATACGTTTCAAGACGTTACACATCATCAAACATTGTAATATATAAAAATATTTTACCAAGTGGGCTTTCCTCCCCAAGTTCCTGCTCCTTCTCGAAAAAATTCAGGTTCTACATAAGGAAGCACATCAACTTTAACTTTCATAGAGAAAGGTTCTCCCATATACATAATCTTGGACAGGTTTCTCCACGATGAAAGCATCTGGCATTTTGGACATTTAGTTATTTCGGGAAATTCTTCGGTTGAATGCCGTGAATGGTTACGAATTACATAATTGACAACTATTTGAGAACGCTGTGCTATCCAATCGGGTGCTTCACTTATGCAAGTTCTATAAAAGCATTCTTTCCAAGTTTCTCCAAGCTTTCTAATAGGTTCAACCGACCTACGACCATACATAGCAGCAGTTCTTACTCCTGGTAACCTCTCACAAACCTTGTCAAACCATTGAGGCCACGCTTTTGAAGCTACCATTAATCCGTCAATAGCAGCTGCAGATAAAGTAGGTGGTGCAATGCGAAGTTTATTTTTACTTACTCCTAATCTGTGCATAGTATCATAAGCTTTGTTATAGTCCCAACTGTTATCTTTAATAGCTTTCCAAACGTCTCCATCAGACCAGTCATAAATAGGTCTTGCATAGTATGTGCCGTAACTGTTTTTTCCTTTAGTAAGATAACTCTTGCTTGACATCAGTCCCATTTTACGAAGCATTGACTCATCGGTACGTAATCCCAAAACAGCATAAAGATTCTTACCTTTTGCAGGAGGAAACTTATCTTCACTGATGAGACCTTGAATATTCTGCTCGTGAATTTTCTGTGCAAAGTCAGGTGGTGTGCGAACCCATTTATCTTCTGGAAGAGCAGGGTCAAAAACCCAGAAATAAGGATTTTGACGGTTAAAGATATTGATAACAGGTTGATTAGCATACACCCAATAAAATTTAACTTCAGGACGCATAGCAACTCTTTCTGCATACTCAAAAGTACCTGGATACATAATTTCTTCATCACGCATTATTACTTCTACAGGAAGTCTACTGGTCATAGTTGCTGCGATGATGCATAGCTCAAGACAGATTCCTGAATCTTTACCAGCTGAAAAAGATATGATTACTCTATGACCATCCTCGTATAATTTTATCATTCTGTCAAGTGCAGCGTCAAATACGTTTTCGATGTTATAATGTCTTGGCATTTTTCTGTCCTGTGATAGTTATGAAATAGAATTTATTAGGGAATAAGTAAGAAAACAGTTTTTGTTCAAGGTTAAAGATGAACTTACTAATTTTCGGACTTAGCAATTTTGATAAATAATCACTTATCCAAGTAATGCCAAAAATCTTCTTACATTTAAATCTTGAAAACATTGATTTGATTTCACTGTGTGTAAAGAATTTAGCAGGAGAAGTAATATTGAATTTGTTCAAAATATAGTTTTCTCTTGATGAATATTTGCTTCCATAAATCATAATAAAAAACTTACCGTTTGGTTTTAGCACTCTTTCAATCTCTTGAACTGTTTTTGAGTGATTAAGTGAATAAGAAAAGCTACCAAAAAGTGATATAACTGAATCAAAACTGTTATCTTCAAAAGGCATATTTGACATATTACCTTTGAAAAAAAAATGTTTTGGAAACTTTCTCTTACTGATTTCAAGCATATTTTCGGAGATGTCTAAACCGAAATAGTTTTCAGGCAATAAGTCTATATTCTCCAATATTATACCTGTACCGCTTCCAACATCAAGAACCATACCCTCAAGAAATCCATTATCAAGTAAGTATCTAAAAACAAAGTCGTTTTCGATTTTATGAATAGATTCTTTATAGCATTCATCATAAACCTTGCTTAATCTGTTGTAAATAAGTTTCGGTGTTATATTACTCATTTCATTTCAATCCTGAAAAAGTTATGTAAAAGTTCTATTTCAGCATTAAATCTGTATCAAATTTTGAAAAAAGTCAAAATTCAACATCACAAAACAACGGAATTATTCTGCAACCGTAAATGCACTGAATACACTCACTCAATACTTGCAAATTTACTTGTACTCATTACAAGTATTCGATACATACATCGAGTGCTTTTTGGCTTGCAATGAATTTAAATAGTTTTGCGGTTGTTGAAATGTAAGATATTAGAAATCAAATTTTATGTGGAAAGAAGTATTCAAAGTAGGCAAGCATACAGATGCAAACGGAAATGAGCGAGAGTGGAGTTCCGAAGATATTGATACAATCATTGCAAAGTATAACAACCAACTTCCTGACGAAAAGCACGAAGCACCAGTTGTAATCGGGCATCCAGTTAATAACTCGCCCGCTTATGCTTGGGTTGAATCTCTCAAAAAAGACGGGGACACATTATTTGCCAAGTTCACCCAAATAGACCCTGAATTTGAGAAACTAATCAAAGAAGGCAGATACAAAAAGGTTTCTATTGCTCTTTATCCTGATATGATGCTAAGACATATCGGTTTTCTTGGTGCTATTCCACCTGCAGTAAAAGGATTGAAAGACAGCGAATTTAACAGTACAGCAAATTTTATTTGCTTTGGAGAACTTGAAAACAACACAAAAGAAACAGAAGTGAAGCAGAACAATAGCAATGTTGGAACAAACAACGAGCAAAAATTGAACACAAAGGAACAAATGTTCAACACTTGTTCAACAGATGTTCAACAAACGGGTAACAAAATCCAACAAATTAAATTAAAAGAAAATAAAGAAAAGAATATATATTCTTCTCCCTCAAAATTTGGCAATTTTGAAGGACAGAAAAAACCTTTTTCACACAATCAAAAATTATTCAATTTTCAAGGAGACAATATGCCCGATAAATATTCTAAGATATTTCAGGATTTGTTGGGGTGGCTTGGTTCTACTTTCAACGAAGAAATTGCTAATCAAACTGCTGAGGAACTTGAGAAGATAAAAAGCAAATATCTCAATAGTTCTGAAACTAAAAACGATTCAAATACTGGCACAGAAGCAAATGAACCTGACGTTAAACAAAGTAAAGAGTTTCAAGAAATGCAAAAGAAACTTGAGCTTCTCGAAAAGGATAATCGAGATATGAAGTTCAACGATTACTTCAAATCTCAATTAGGTCGCTTAGTTCCTGCACAAAAGCCAATTGTTAAACTTGCCTTTGAAGCAATGAAAGAAAACAAGGGATTTGAGTTTTCGGAGAATGGGAATATAGTCAAGATGTCCGGAGAAGATTTGATTAAGAGACTGATTGAATCTTTCCCCATGCAAATTGAGTTCAATGAAATCGCTAAACAAAACACATATAGCGATTCTTCTGACCTCGAAGGTCAGAACAAGTTTATTGATGAATACTATCAAGGGAGATAAAAAATGAGTATTAATCTTGGAATAACAAAACTTACAGACATAGAGCCGTTTAATGATATTTTTGCAGGCTTGCATCCAACTATGGAAGTAAGTGAAATAATAATCTTATCCGGACAGAACCTCAAACGAGGTGCTTGTCTTGGTCTTATCAATGCAGAAGCTAATCCTAACAACGGCAAATATACCCTTTGGGATGAAGATTCAACTGATGGCTCTGAAGTTTTAAGAGGAATTTTAGGCTGTGATGTTGATGCTACAATCGGTGATGTGAAAGGTTTTATGTACGTTCACGGTGAATTTCTAAAAGCTGGACTTAGCGCCGGACACGAAATTATTCCGGGTGTTTATAACAATGGTGCAATAGTGATTAAGGAGGACAAATAATGAGTGCTTTAATTGATATGTTCGAAGCAAGAAGTTTAACTAATGCAATTAACCGTGCAAAAGTAATTGAACCTTTTGTTTTAAATACATTCTTCAAAAACAAACAGTATCACGCTGCTGATAAGATAGACATAGAGATAATAACAGGTTCGGACAAATTAGCTCAATTTGTGAACCAACACGAAGGTGCTATTCAGATTAAGAAAGCATCGAAGATAGTTAAAACATTATCTTTGCCAAGAACCTTTGAAAAGAAACTGTTTACTGCTGTGGAATTAGCAAATTATAAGTCTATCGGTAACATCTATGTAACAAGTCCAGAAGAGAGAACCAGACTTGCAAATCAAATGATTCTCCAAGAGCTTGAAGAGCTTAAAAACAGAATCATTCGCAGGCGTGAGCAGATGGCTTGTGAAGCTTTATCAAATGGTAAACTTACTGTAAGTCAAGACAATATTGACTTTTCA